TTAATAATTCTTAATATTATTTTTATTTATAATATATATTTTTCTTATAAATAAAATTGATTTCTAATATATTATATTACTTTTTATATCATTAATCAAATAATCCAATAATCCAATGCTAAAGACACAAATGCTTAATGAAAAAACTAATTATGAGCCCCATCTTAACATTGAACTAATGACGGGTTCATTTGTAGAAAGTCAATATAAAAAGATATGCGCTCAAGCTGTATACGAAGCATATTTTAATGAAAAAGAAATTCTAAATTATTTGATGTATAGACTTAACACAGATTGTGAGGCATTTATTCAAGGGTTTCCTCTAGTTCTTGATTATATTGAATATATTAAAACTGCCCGTATTGTAACTTGTGAAAATATTCCTGTGATTACGTATGTATATAATACATTACTACGTGAGCCAGGAGATAAGGAGCTAACACCAGACGACGATGTATCACTAATCCTTAATAATATTCAATGCTTCTTTGATATTGATGAGGACAAACTTGTTAATGAGCTATTGGAACTAATTAATGACAAATTTGTCATTAATGGTTAAGACAGCATAAAGCATAGCTATTTCAAATTTATAATATTTTTTTTTTACATAAATTCATAACATAATTTGCTACAATAATAGAATTTGCTTTGCTTCTTATAAAATAAAATATTGAAATTATATTTTTTTTGACATACATGACATATAATGTTTGTATTAGCTAATATAATATCTTGTAGCTCAATAGGTAACTCGCTAATCATAGACAAATATATCTATTAATAAATCTCTAAATATAAATCTATAAATCTATAAATCTATAAATCTATAAATCTATAAATCTATAAATCTATAAATCTCTCTCATTTATCAAATTTATATTAAATATTTTGAGAGGAACTCTTTTGGGTATTTTTAGTTAAAAAACACTATACAAATAAAATATAGAAATAAATTAGTTATATAGTATATAACTAATATGGCTAAATATATTTGCGAAAAGTGTGCAAAATCTTTTTCTCAAAAATCACACTACAACAAACATATTAGTCGTAAAAATCCTTGTGAAATACAAACAGACAAAATCAAGGCACTAATAGATAAAGCAGTAGATGCAAAATTGACCGAATTGAATATAAAATTGAAAGTAAATAATATTGAAAGTAATATTACAATTAACATGACAGAACAAATGGATACTTCGAAAATGAGTAAATTAGAATTATTAAAGAAATGTGAAGAACTTGGATTTACAAAGTGTAGTTCAAAAAATAAAGCACAATTAATAGAAGTTATTAAGTCCAATCATAAAATAAATAATAATACAAAAGATGTTACTAATGAAATGTCTACATCTATTATTGAATCAATAAGCGAAAATGCGACAATAAGCGAAAATGCAAGACCAACCATTAATTTAATTAAGGGTGATTGTCTAGTTGAAATGGCAAAAATAAAGAGTGGTTCAATAGATATGATATTATGTGATCTTCCTTATGGTATAACAAAAAACGAATGGGATATAATTATTCCATTTGATAAATTATGGGAACACTATAATAGAATTATAAAGGACAATGGGGCAATCATATTATTTGGCTCTCAACCATTTACATCATTAATGATTACAAGCAATTTAAAAAATTTCAGATATTGTTTAGTATGGGAGAAAAATAAATTTTCAGATTTCTTAAATGCAAAAAGAAAACCGATGAAAACCAATGAAGACATTGCTATATTTTATAAAAAACAACCTACATATAATACACAATATTGGTATTCAACACCATATACACGATGGAATACACAGTCGGCAGTTGATAAACAAACTAATTACGGTAATCACAAAGAAAACTTTGTTGAAAGTTTGGATGGAAAAAGATTACCCACTACTGTATTAAAGTTTAATCGTATTGAAAGACCAAAACATCCAACACAAAAACCTGTTGATCTATTAGAATGGTTGATAAAAACATATTCTAATGAAGGAGAAGTAGTATTGGATAATTGTATGGGTGTTGGTTCAACAGGCATTGCCTGTAAAAATTTAAAAAGAAGCTTTATTGGTATTGAATTGAATGATGTTTATTTTGATATAGCAAATGAATTGATTCATAGTTAAATAGGTCCTAATCCTAATATAAATATAAAATCAATAAATTTAGTTAATACATCTTTATTTATTGTTTTTTTATGTTTCATATCATAAATTGGTTTTGATGATGTTCTTTTTCCATCTAGTAAATAAAATATTTCATCGCAAATATTTTCATTTATAAAATCTGTAAATATTTTAGTATCTTCAGCAATACTATTTTCTAAAGTAAAGATACAATTCTTTACATTATAATCAAATTTTTTAAACATTTTGAAATCATCACACGCACGAACATAATAACAACTATCTAAATAGGCTTTACATTCAATAACCGCAATAAATATTCCATTCAGATAAATATGAACATCCACTTGATGCTCTTTAGATACTTCTTTTCCATCTGCTAGATTTATTGTTAAAAGCTTTTTGTCATCATTTCCGCGTCTGGCGTGTAAATCTATATTTAATAGTTCTCCAATTTTATTTATAGTTGTGCGAACAAATGTCTCAATATCAGAACCCCTCTTTTCTCGCATTTTGCCACCACTGCAACCATTAGCATTGCTTTTACCCCATTCATCTATAATATTAGATATTTCAATTTCAGCCCATTCAAGTACTGTTTTTTTAATTTTATCGTGTTGAGAATTCATTCTTGATTCTTGATTGTTGAATAAATATAAATAAATATAAATAAAATTTTAATTCAATTTTATTTATCTTTATATTGTTTTAGTTTATATTTTTCAGATTGTAATGAGAAATATTAAAATACTACAGATTTTGTTAAATAAAGCCATAAGAAAATTCCAATAAGTGCCTTTGCTATTAAGTCCAAAATGTTATATCCAATCATTTTAGTTGTTTCATTTGTGTGATAAAATAGTCCATATAATGACCATGTTCCTACAAATATCCAAAATATGAATTTGGATTGGAACGTTATTTTTGAACCTGTCATAAAAAGCTTCCAAATTGTTCCATATGTTAGAAATAAGAATATAAAACTAATAAAACTTGCTATATTTCTATTTAATAGTCTAACTTCACCAATATATCCAAATGCTAACATTGCAAAATTAAAAAATAATGTTAATAAATATGGTTTAAACTTAACTAATACTTTATTTTCATAACCTAATACCATAGAGAGAACTAATAACATTAAAGGTGTCGTAATAGCCCAATCAATATCGCGCATATTATTAATTTTTTCTATAGGAATAACATTTAATACTTTTTCTTCTTTTAGCTTATCTTTTTCTAATTTTTCCTTTTCCGACTTCTTTATTTCTTCTATAAATATTCCATAAAAATAAGACGCTATAATGGAAATACAAGTTTCTAAATTCAAAATATGGCGAACTTGTGGTATAGGGCTTCGTAATGCTTCAATAAGTGTTATTGCAGTGGTAGTAAGTAAAAATACATACGTAATATAAAAACTGTTTATTGCTAAAGTTACATTCATAATAACAAGTGTATTTATAATATATTATAAAATATTATATACTATTATTAATTGTTATATAATATTAATCATTTTTATTATCATTTTTATTATTATTTTTATTTTTTAGAAAAATAAAAATAAGAACATTAACAGTAAAATATATTATTTAATTGCTGTATGCTAAACCACCCATACCCGACATAATGCGGAGAACGTTGTAGTTAACCGCATATACGCGGACCTTCGCGGTAGAAACACCCTGAACAGTCGCGTTCGAAAGAACTAGCTGTAGAGTGGCGTTGTCAATGCGCGAGAAATTGCAGGTTCCCGAAGGCTGGTGTTCTTCCGGTCTTAGAGCGAACGAGTAAACATTAATACCGGTGTCGGGAGCACGGGTGTGGTGCTGGAATGGCTGGACGAGGTCGAAGTATGTGCCTTCACGTTCCGAGAAACGATCCTGGCCGTTAAGCTGTAATTTAGCAACTACAACTGGATTTTCACCCCAGCAATGCATATCTAGCGCGGTTTCAGCTAAAACGAATGTGCCAGCATCCGAAACACCCGATTCAGTCATATTATTTGGACCAGTTGATGTTACAAAGCCAGTTGTAGGTACTAATGGACTAGAGAATGGGTCTTCAAATCTCGATGAACCATTAATGAACGAGCCGCTGTTGACAAGGGTCTTCGCGCCGAAGGCATGAATAGCGTTGGGTAACGCATCTAGCGCATCAGTGTAGTTGAATGGTTGAGCACCTAGCAAGTGATTTAGCGAATGGTTGCTTGTGAGCGACGCGCAATAATCAACATTTACATCGGGCTGAACAACCCAGATTAATTCTTTGCACGGGTGATTTAAATTCAATTTGATCTTGTTAGATGATGAACCAACCGACTCATCACCAGTGAATTGAAGCTGTTCAATCAAGTATTCGTGGGGATTTTGCGCCATACGTCTGCGCTCATCGGTGTCTAAGAAAATGTAATCAACAAAGAGCGAGGCAGCCGCTAGCGACTGCTTGTATGCATTTGTAACTTTGACACCTGTACCGGTGATGTCAGTAACAGCCCATAAGCACTCTTCAATATTGCGAATGTCTAAATTAATCTTTACTTCGTGGTACTGTAAAGCAATTAATGGAAGAGCTAGACCGGGGTTACGGCAATACCAGAACTGTAGTGGAACATATAGAGTTGTTTCGGGTAGAGCATTGCGGGGAGCGCACACCTGACGAACACCATCGGCGGAGCAAGGGCCATCAACATTGGCGAAAGTGGGGTCGCAAATGTATGTTAATTGGGTGGTGTTGCCAATCATTTTGTAGTAGCCACGTTCTTGCTCTTTCGATA